TTTGGTAGAGCATATCATGTGGCTATGTTAGAGCCTAACGAGTTTACACAAAAGGTAAAAGTGTTTAACTCAGCTACAAGGACTACTAAGGGTTATAAAGATTTTAAAGCTGACAATCTTAACGCACCCACTATTATATTACAGAAGGAGTACGATAAGATTATGTATATGTGTGATGTCTTATTTGGACATTCAGAGGTTAGAGATCTCCTTCAAGTTGAGGGCGAGAGGGAGATCGCTAACGCTTGGAAGGATGAGGATACTGGTGTGTTCTGTAAGGGTAAGGCAGATTATCGTAATGGTAAAACATTAATAGACCTTAAGACTACTGGAGATGGTAGTTTCTATGGATTCTCTAACTCTTGTAAGAAGTATGGATACGATAGACAATCAGCATTCTATATGGATGGATTTGGTTGCGATGAGTTTTTATTTATAACTCAAGAGAAAGAAAGACCCTACAACGTGTCTGTGTTTTACGCAAGTGATGAGTTTATTGAGAGGGGTAGACAAGAATATAAGCACTTATTAGGTGTCTATAAGAAGTTTTTTATAGACAACGAGGAAGTTGTTGAAGACCATTTAGTAATAGAGACGTTATGAAATTAAAAACAAAGTTAAAAAGATTAGAGATCAGCACAGTCTGGCTCTCAGAAAGATTAGGGTTAAGCCGTCCTACCCTAGACAAGTATGTTAATAATCCAGAAGAGTTTAGAGTTAAGCACTTTAAAAAGATTATTGAATACCTTGGAATGACAGAAACGGAGGCACTAAATAAATATTTTAAAAAATCTCGAAAATGACAAAAACTGAGAAAATTTACGTTGGTAACGGAGTAGAAAAATTTGATGGAGATATGGTATCTGTATCAGTAAACTTAACTAAGTTAGGTAAAAACGCTTCAGACTTTATGTTTGAGTACAATGGTGACAAGTTCATCAAGTTGAATGTGTGTAAGAATCGTGATGGTGAAAACGAGTATGGTAAGACTCACTACATAGCAGTGGATACCTACAAGCCAGAGCCAAAGAAAACTGAGAAGGTAGAAGATGATCTACCATTCTAAATAAATAATATAGGCATGAGTGAGAGCAGTTAAACTCTAATAATCATAGATACTGCAGGTAAGACTTCCGAACAAAACCTATGAGCCTGTTATTTAAAACCAAATCATGATAATTCATTTCGTAGTGCCAATGCTTTTATTACTGGTAGTAATGTTTGCGTTGCTAGAATTTGTTAAACAATTATATAAACAGTTCTATGAAAATAAGAATAAGTAACACAACGATAGTAGACTTAAAAGATATTATCGTAGCTGAGATAGAAGATCATTTAATTAGAATAAGATTCAAGAATAACTTTGAAATAGTCGAGTTTTACAATAATGATATGGAGGCATTATATGTCTTTAATAATATTACTAGTAATCTAGAGATGACAGATGCTAGGTTTAATAAAGGTGATAAAGTTTTAGAAGAAGATCAAAGGAAAGAGAAAGCCTTTGATATGTTCTGGAATCTATATGATAAAAAAGTTGATGTAACAAGATGTAAGAAAGCGTTCATGCAGTTGTCTTTAAAACAGATGGGTGAAGCCCTAAAAGGTGTTGTTAGTTATGTCGACTCAACACCAGACAAGCAGTATAGAAAAAATGCTACTACATGGATAAATAATAAAGGTTGGAAGAGTGAGGTTTTAACAGACAAGAAGTCCAACAGATACATTAAACCTAAATACGTTGAACATGAAAGATAGTTTTGATACAGAGAAAAGGTTGTTAGGTAAAATGATGTCAAATTCTAGGGACTACTATGACAATCATAGCTTAATTACAGAGAGAATATTTCTTGACCCATTAAATAGAAAGATATATAAGGCTATATCATCTAGGCTAGACAAAGGAAGTAAGCCAGATATTTTAGATATAACAACATCTATAAAGGATCCTTTGTGTGACGTTAGATTAGCTGAGTGTATGGCTAGTGATCACTACGCATACCTAACAAAGAACATGGTTTTATTTTTATTAGAGCAAGACAAAAAAGAAAGTCTTAAAAGACTTGTTGAGCATACTAATAAAAAAATTAATAACAATGATGACTTGTTTGACATCATACAGTTTCTTGAAGATCAGATAAAATCTATATCTGAAATAAATGAAAGTGATATACCTGATATAAAGAAGCAGTTAAAAAAGCTTCATGATGATATTAATAGACGTATGGCTTCTGATAGCATGGTTGGTATTCCAACTGGGTTTCAGTCAGTAGATAAGTTTACTGGTGGCTGGCAAGAAACCGACTTAATAGTTATAGGTGGTGCCTCATCCATGGGTAAGACATCTCTTGGTCTAGCCTTCTGTTATAATTGTGCTAAGGCTGGGGTACCTACTGCTGTATTCTCTTACGAGATGGGCGACACTCAGTTACTTCAAAGGTTGGTTTCCTTAGAGAGTAAGGTTAACAATAGGTATATAATGAAGGGTACTATTCAGGATGATGAAATAAAAAGGATACACAAGGCTATTGGCAAACTAGAAGAAACGTGTTTGTTTATTGATGAGTGTAAGGATTCATCTTTGAGGTACCTCTTAAATAAGATTAGGCAGTATGTAATTACTAAGGATGTTAAATTCTTTTTAGTGGACTATCTTCAGTTAGTTAAGGGTAGTGGATCCTCAAGAGAGCAAGAGGTAGCCCTTGTTGCTCGTGAGCTTAAGAATATAGCTAAAGAGTTAAACATAACAATAGTTGCTTTATCTCAGCTTAGTAGAGGTGTAGAGAGAAGAGAGGGTTGTAGACCAGGCTTGTCTGATCTGCGTGAGAGTGGTGAAATAGAGCAGGCATCTGATGTTGTAATGTTGGTGTACAGACCAGAATACTATGGCATCATGAATGATGATAGTGGAAGCTCTACAGAAGGTCTTGTTGATTTAATATTCGCTAAGGGTAGAAATATAGGTACTGGAACACTACCTCTACACTTTGAGAAGGAGTACACTAAGTTTATTGACCCTCAAGATTTTGAAGCTAAGTTTATTTCAGTTAAGCCAGAAGAATCTTTTTAGTTATGAGGGGGGATAGTCAAGTAAATTTACTGTTATTATTAGCTACGTTTAAAAGCTTTAGAGAGCAGTTGCATAACCTTCAAGGTGAACACTCTGGGCTGGTTAAAAAAAAGTTTAACATGCTTATGAATACAGCAAAAAGCTATGAGAAAACAATGGATGATGACTGGCTGAAAGATAATCAAGATGTCATAGATCAGTTAAGTGATGCGTTAACTGACTTTATATATAGTATTAGAAATACAGCAGAAGAAAATATTAGTAATTAAATTTTAAAAAGATGATAGAAATATTTATAAGTGTTATTTGTTTGATATTACTATACCTTAGTTGGGAAATGATTAAACATAGTAAAGATTTAAAATGAGAAAAGAGCCTAGATTTGAAAGTGAGGAGGATAGAGATAGGGAGGCTGAAACTCTTCGTATACTTTTAGAGGGAAAAGATCTAAACTATAATCAATTAGGAAGGTACGCACCAGTGGATGCTGAGATATTAGATAATAAAACAATGAAAGTTGTCTCGTTGTGCGAAATAAAAACAATGTCGTTAAACATGGATGACGTACAAAGAGTTAGGACATCTATAAGAAAGATACAGCATTGTCAAAAGGAGGCTCTTCATAGAGAGTTACCTTTGTGTATAGCTTGGAGGTTTCTCGATGGAATTGGTTATATTTGGATGCGTAAAATAACAAAAGCCACAGTTGAGTGGGGTGGCATGAAAAACCCACGACCAGGATCTGTATGGGATAGAGAGTTATTATTCTATATAGATATTAATTTACTAACAATAATTAAATTTTAGTTATGACTAAAAAAGAAAAAGAAGAAGAAAAAAACCTTAGAATGATTAAGTATAATCTAGAGAGAAGGTTAGACTGTGTAAACGCAGCAGCATCTATGACATCTAATGGAGATATTGATGCTTTTAGAGAGATATTAATTGAGGTAGAGCATTACGTTTTTAAAGGTCTACTTAAGTCAGATCAACAAGAGAAACCTGAAGAGGCTAAGTCTGAAGAATAATTTGTATCTTGCAGGCTACAATAATATAGCATGGCAAGTAAAAGCACTAAGCATTATAAAAAGAATAAGGAGTCGTATGAA